CTGCAACATTGCTTGCAACGGTGAATCCTGCCGGGTGAAGCACATACTCGCGTCGGGAAGTAAGAACTTCCTGTCCGCCGCCGTTACCAGCGAGTGCCTGTCGGGAAACTTCCGAAGCGACGCGGGGAGATCCTGCGCCGTACTGGAATGCGCCTGCACCGAAAGCAACGGTGTAGTATCGCACGCGGGCGCCGGAGGTGTCGGTGTCCGAGGCGGTTGCCAGGGAGTCGTCCACGATCAGGCTCTTGCCCATGTAAGTGCCGAAGCCAACATTCGCACCGGAGTCGGCTACGAAGTCGATGAGGTTCAGCTTCTGCATCCGGGTGTGGACTGCGGAGTGAACTGCGATGGCGGTGATGTTCTGCTTGTGGTCGCCCATGAGCTGGAAGGTGTCCAGGAGAGCGTCGGCTGCGAACAAGTTGCTGTCAACTGCGTCAACGCCGTCGGCTGCTGCCACGTCGTTCACGAGCGTTGCGTTTCCGGCAACGAGACCCTTGATTACGGAGTTCAACTGGATCTGGTCCTGTCGTACCCAGTAGGAAGCAACGCGGGAAGCGATTGCGTCCATTGCGTCGGGGCCTGCGAGCTGAGAAGCGAGGTCCATCGAGGACCAAGACTGGTTGCGGTTGTTGCGGATGGCTACGGTCCGTGCTGCCACGATGTTCGTCGGGGTAGCGTCGTTGTTGTCAGACTGAACGCCGGGACGGATCAAGTCAGAACCGTTGTCCGTGGATACGTTTGCCAGGGTGTCGGCAAGGTCGTTCCAGTGGGGCATGTTGATGAAGTCGCCACCGCCAGCGAGAGCGCCGGAGAGTGCGGGGTTGTTTGCGATAACGCCAGTCCGAACGAGAAGGGACAGGTTGGTGCTGAGAAGCTGAACGTAAGGCGCGAATACTTCGGGCACAACTACGTCGCTGATTTGAGTCTGGGCCATGTTATGGACCTTTCCTAATCGGCGTACCCAAGATGGGTACAAGGTTTATGGTACACTTGCTGGGGCGTGGTTGGCGACAGAACCATTCCGTCACCTTACATACAGGGGGCGCACCTATTTGTTCAGTGCGCCCCCCGGAATTCCACTTCTCACGAAAGTCCGAAGTCGCTCGGATTCACCTTGGCGGCCTTGGCGAGCATTTTCGCCTTGGCCGGGTCGGCGGTCACGATCTTTCCGATCTCCGTGAGGTTGAAGCTGTCGGGGCTGAAAGGGTTAGACCCAAAGTTTGCTTTGTTGCCGGGTGCGGATCCTGCGGCTCCTGCTCCGGTGTTACCGGGGAACCAATGGGATCGTCGTCCGCTTGCTTTGAGCTCGGCGAGAACTTCGCCAAAGGGCAGTCCGGGCTCATAGCCGACACCATCTTTGGTGACGACCTGTCCTTGACTGTCCAGGGTCATGATGCGCTCAGCGAAGGGGACGATGTCCTCTTTGGCCGAGTCAATTACGGGGAGTGCGTTGGAGCCAGACAATGCGCTATCAACTGCGTCTCTGATGCTGCGCTGCGCTGCGGCGCCTTCGTGCAACTGGATTGCTGCTGCGTGGGCGTCTCGCTCGGTGCGGAGTGCGGCGAGATCTCTTTCCATCTGCCGGGTCTGTCGCATAGCCATAGTGTTGGCTCGCTCTTCGACCTGCTCCTCGTTCAGCCCCTGGGGCCGTACGTTGAGCTGATGGGTGAGGTCCTCTTGTGCGTCCCGGAGGTTCTGCACGCCGTCGGCGGTCAGGTCTCCAACCCAGCTGTAGCTGGATTTGGTGTTCTTGTGGGCGGCACGCTCATTTGAGAGGGCGGTGGACAATCGGTCGATGTCACCGGAGGTTTTCACACCTTCGATGCCAGTCAACTCGTACTGACCGTTTCGCTCTTCGTAGAGGCTTGCGAACTGCTCGGGGATCTCTTCGACGTTATTGTAAGTTGCTTTCAACATTTGGTTTATTCCTCATGGAATGGGTGGGCAACATTGCCCATGTTGTTACTCTTCGGAGGACTCTTCCTCGTCCGAGTTGTCTTCGGGGGTTTGGTCTTCGTTGTTAGAAGTGGGTGCCACGGGGGCGACCGGAGTAGAGTCTACGGGTGCGCCTTCCATGATAGTGTTAGTGATCGCTGCGTCCTCTTGGATCAGCGCGAGCTCTTGCTCCCAGGTCTGCTGGGTGAACTCATTCTTGCTGGCCCATTCGTGAATGGATCGCAAGGAGATCGGGAGGCCTGCGTTGCGTGCCTCGACGAGCTTGAGAGCCTGCTCGGGACTGGATGCGTCCTCGACGAAGTCCGTGTTTGCAGACACGATAACTTCTTCGGGGTTGGCACCGACCCACACGGCCATCTGCTTGAGGACCTGCTCAATCGCGGCGGCGCTAGTGAGTGCGATGGAGTGGAGAGTAGTAGTTTTGGCTGCCACGCGGATACGCAAGGCTTCTCCGGACTCTGCCTGGGAGGCAGTGTTTTCGAGAAGTCTTGCGCCCATTGCGGCTGCGCGCTTATAATCATCTTCCAAGGCCCGCCGTTGCTCGGGGAGGCCGTCGGAGGAAATGCCTACGAACTTTGCGTCCCCGCCTTCGGGGAGTTCGATTTTAGCTCCGGCGCCAATGCGCGTCGGTTCATCTTCGTCTAGGTCAGTACCCGGAGCAACACCCGTGAGTACCAGGGTGTCTTGACCGAGAGCGTGAAGGGTCTGTCGGAGGTCGGCTTCGCCGCGGTAGATGGCGAGCGCTGCGTTCGAAAGACCGAGAAGCGGGATGGTGCCGGGGGTGGCGGTTAGATCATTCGCACCTACGAAAGTGAAGGGCACGAAGTCAAGGGGTTTGCCGCCGAATGTGGGAGTGATCTCCGCGGAGATCTGCCCTTCCTGCTCGACTGCGGTTACGTATTGGCCGGAGTCGTTAAGGTACATAGCTCTGAACATCGTTTGGGGGTGCCAGTCGAATGCAGCAACGCCTTCGGTCCCACGGACATACGTGTCCTCGGACGTGACAACGAAGCTGAGCGAGTCCTTACCGGACTCAGTGGCTCGGGCGTCGTCCCAGTTGATGATGCTCTCCGCACTGTAGCTGACGATGTGCGGGAGTTCAGCGCCTTCAGCGACGTCCAGGAGGAGGCCAGTCCGACCGTAGGTCAGCTGGGCTTCTTGGATGCGTCGGAGGAGCTGAAAGATGGATTCGTTCTTGCGGGTCGCGTTCTCGAGGATCGGCTCGAGCTGCTTGGGGACCTGGATCTCCATCGGCTCGCGATTGAGAATGCCTACCTGCGTGTTGATTGCTTCGCGTACCAGATCGGGGTAGATCGCACGTGAGAGATAAGACACGTAGCTGCTGTACCCGGGCTCCAGGCTCTGGAGGGCGCCGTCGAGGGTCTGGGCCGCGGTTGCGGGGAGGTACAAGAAGGACCCCTGCTTGACAGTCCGCTGGCCGGAGGCACAATCCCGCATCTGGCGGTAATCGTTGACCTGGGCGTCGTATTCGGGGTTGCTTGACTGAAAGCTCATATGGCTCTCCTAAGAGTGAGGGGGCCGTGGGCCCTCCCTCACGTAAAAAATGTGGATACCCCTAGGGGAATCGTCCCCCAAGGCGTAAAATTCCAGTATGACATAGTATACCACATTTGTTTGAGTGGAATCAAGGGGGTAGCTCCTCAGACTACGCCTGAGGTGCGACCTACCTTCGCACGGGCCTGAGGCTCCGCTAGGGAGAGTATCAGGGCTTCCGCCCGGTCAGGGGAGGGTACGCCGCGCCGCTTGAGTTGGTCCTTGGACTCGATCTGGATCTTACCCGACTCCAGGACAGCGAAGCCCGGGATGCATAGCTGCTTGGCTAGATCCTTGTCGGCCGGGTCGAGGAGGAGCAGGTCGGCCAGGGGGCTTTCGGCCCCACCGCCGTCATTGAGGAACAGCCAGTGGTCGTGGGTCTTCCTCAGTCTGTCGCGGAGGATGAACCAGAGCTCGGCCTTGAGGTTGCGGAACTTGTCCCTCCCTTTCCGCCCGTCAGGGTAGAGGGTGCGGCTCGCCGCGATGCCCACGTTGACGCCAGAGGCCTCGATGGGCAGTCGGCGGAATGTGGAGGCGACGCCTTTTCCAACGCCAATGGAGTCGAATCGGATCGTCTCCACGTGGTCATTATAGGCCAGCTCCATGAATCGGTAGGCCGTAGCAGTTGTGTCGTCGTCAATCCAGCCATGACACGGCCCGACAAGCGGACCCCATCGACTGATGTAGGTGTTCTCTGCTACCCCGCCGCCAACGTCGCAACCAGCGACGCCATTGGCCTTCTCGGGGAGGTCGCCACTCTCTTGGAGGTGACGGTATAGGGCCATAGACGAGTTTACCCACTCAGCGCGGATCACGGTATCCTCACCGGAGGTGTCGAAGTCGAGGTCGAGCTCCTGGCCGATAACCCGGGGGTCATTGAGTCGGATGACTTCGCTGTCGTACCATGCGCGGTTCTTTCGAGGGTCTTGCGTCCAGTGAAAGTCGAAGGCGAGT